CTAATTTTATATCTGTTATTTTTATTTGAACTAAAAATCCAGTTAAAGCAGCATCATATTCAACTTTAACGGTTTTATATCGTGCTTGTTCTGTAAAATCATTTTCTTCAATAGTAAAAAATGTATTTGCGTCATTTGGATAAATACCACCATTATAAAATTGTAGTTCTAATTTTGAATTAGAATTTACTTCTTCCGTTATCATCACATCAAAGATAATCTCATATCTATGATTTGGAATTGTTTGAGTATAACTTGTTGAATATCTTAAAGACTCAAAACCTTTAGATATATTTTTAACAATATGTTTTGTATTACCACCACGATATTGATACTTATTATGCCCCTCTACAGAGAATAATGGTTGTCTATCATCTGTAGTTATTATTCCATTTGGTTGTCTGGTTAAATCAAATAAATCTGCCATTTTTTAAACCTTAAAGCCTCTAGCTCTTAATAAATCTGTTTTTGACATTATTTCCACTTTACATTTATTTCCATAAGTTGAATGATGTGTATATAAATTATCTATTGTTACATTACCTTTCCAAAAATCAGAATTGTTTTTATAGTCACCATATATACCAGTGTCACTATGAGAACTATCTTCTTGAATAAATGGATTAAATGTTGCACAGATGAAATACCATTCTGAATAATTTATTGGTACTCTGGTATTTGTCATAAGTCCAAATGTATGGTCATATGGTATTCTTTCTTCAATAGGTAAATTACTGATATTTTCTGTAAAATTATCAGATGAATTAAATTCAGGTAATCCTTGTCTTCTATCTAAGAATGGCATTCCAACATGTGAACCTCTTAGCCTACCATCTCCATCTTTAACAACTAATCTAATAAATCTTTCCGCATTATCATTACTAAAAAATCCCTCAGTTGGATTAGCGTTATCATAAGTTAAACCAAGTTCACTGTCATCTTGAAAAATTTCACCCCAAGTGTTATCAGCAAGAGCATTATTATACCCATCAACACCCACAACATCATCTCTTTTCAATACATAGGTTTCTAAAGTAAAACCTATTGGATTATCTTCTCTAAATGGATTTCCAAAATTAAAAAGAGTTCCTTGAGATGATTTATCTAAAAATTTAACCCACATTGTAACAGTAAAACCTGTTTCTAAATAATCTTGTGTTTCTGGATTTAAACCTTTTAAAAATTTATTTTCCGTGTTTCTAATTATAATACCTTGATTTAGATTTCTAAATTTTAAATACCCACTTGATTCGTTTTTATATTCAGGTCTTTCATCTCCATCCGGAGGTAGTACTTCATCTATATCCGTTAAATAACTATTTAAAGTATTTCTTAAACCTTCCAACGTATATGCTTCATTATTAGAATTAGAATCATCTATTAGTCGTGTTATAAAAGATTCTTCTTCTTGGATACCTTCAGGTGTATCTTGTGCAGCAGATATATCGTGGTCTTCACTATATATTAACGAATCAAATCCATCACCAACATAACCATTATCTATTTGAAAATCTGGACTGTTTCCAGCTAAAATTTGAAATTCATTAAAAAAGTTAATTATTCTTTGTTGACGGCCTGTTATAGTTGGTAATAATTCAAATATTGTTGTATCTAAATATTCTTCCGCTAATCCAATATCAATATCTTGTGTTAATTGTTGTAAGTTCATAAATTGACTTAGATTAATTGGGTTTCCAATAACACCATCAGTTTGATTTACAAATATATTTGTTACAGTATAATCTACTTCAGTTGATAAATTATGTAAGATTATACTATTTAAAAGTGGTGGTGTATTTCCCTCACCCTCTCCATCTGAAGGAGTAAAACCTATGGTAAAATCAACTAAGTTAATTACAAAATCTTCTTCAATATTTAATGTGTCTACAATGGATTGAAATGATTGCATCGTATTGTCATCTTGTTCTTGTTCATTTAAAAAATCTTCTGCATTAGCTTTTACATCTTTTTCAAATAATATTAACTGTTCGGAATTAGCTCTTCCAATACTAATTAAACCATTACGAATTGTTTTTTGGTTTTGGCGAACCATTGATGTATCAACATTTGCATCTTGGATTAATTTATCAGCTAATAAATCTAATACCTGTTCTACAGTAACCATCTATTTAACTCCTCTTAACTACAAATTCAAAATCATCATCAAATACTTGTTCTTGTCCATCATCATAATTTAATTTAAGTTGAAACTTATATACCCTATCAGGATAGAAACCATCTAACCATTGAATAAAATAAGGTCCTTCAGTATCACAACTCATTGATGTATAACCACTAAATGGAACTATATATTCATCAGTAGCAACATCTTTAATTGCATATGAACCACTACTTTCAGGAATAAAAGAACCAGTAACAGTTTGAACTGAATTAGAAAATGTTTTTTGAATATATCTTTTTCTAGCTCCAACTCTAAACTTAATTCGTTCACCTTCCCTATATTCTTCTCTCAATCCTCTCATATAAAGAAAGTTATCAGACAAACCACTCATTGTTAATTCATTTAAACTACCAGTGTTTGAACCTGTACAAGGTAGGTGGTCGTCCCATCTAACTTCAAGTCTTGGTTGAAAAATTGTATGAGTATCAGCTGAAAAGAATTTTAAATGTCCAAATGTTGTTGAATCTGTTTCTTGACTTCCACTAAATCTTATTAACATTCCATTGTTTGGTCTAGAACCACTTAACCACATTTTTACCATAGTAGTAACATCAACCTCAACATCAGCAGATTGATTTGAAAAATTTTTAATAGCTGAACTTTCACTAACTACAGATACTTCAGGTTTTGATGCACTTTGCCATTGAATTGCAGTTCCACCAAGTGGATTACTGCGATTCTCCCAACTACAACCATTTGTATTTTTTGGATTGTCACCAAACTTACCAGTACCCTCAACCCAAGATTCTGATATAGCTTGAATTGCTAAAGTGTAATCTCCTGATATTTCAGCATTACCCTCGGCTTCATAAAGTCTTAAATAATATTCTGGATTAATAATTTCACCACTAGCTACCGAAGCTGATAATTCATTAAAATCTGTTCCACTAAATTGTACTAATGCTCTTGTAGGATAATCAAAAGAACTATTATAAAACTCTTTTTTAACTTCAAGTATTTGGTCTTTACCAAAGTTTTGGTCTTTAAAGGATTCTCCGTTTATTTTATTACTACCACTTGAAATCCAAGTGTCTTGTGTTGGAAAAATAAAATGATGCATTATCTAACTACCCCCTTTACATTTTGTCTTGGATTTTTAAGTTCAAATACAGCCGGTGTTTGTGGATTTACTGGTAATATAATCCCACTATTTAAAGCACCTTCAAAATTGTATGAGTAACCATAACCATCTACCCCATCTTCTAGGGTTGTTTGACCATCAACAGAATATTTAAATAGAGGTGGATTAAATCCCTCACCACCATTATAATCTTCACCTTGAGTCACTGTTACATAATTTACAGATCTAACTCCATCAATACCCATTAATTCGTATTCTAATTGACTAACAATAATAGGTTGATTAAATTGCATTTTTTCTATTCTAAAATAATTTATTATTTTTTGTATACAATTTAATTTTACTTCTGCTTTATTAGCATATTGGTTTGCAACAACATCAAACACCACACCAAAGTTTACAATGTACCCATCTACAATTGCAACATCATCCGTTAATAATTTAAAATTATTTAAATAACTTGATAAGTTGGTATTTAAAATTAAAGGTGTTCCATCAGTAGCGTCTGGTAAGTCTACACCACCAGCTTGTGGATTACCAACTAAATTTTTATTTTTATCATACGCTAATATATTTATTTTTATTGTTCCAAATTGTGCATCTAATTCCGATAATGTTCCAAGTTCAAAATTAGCTAAAGCTTGTTGTATAGTACCATGTACACCCAAAGTATCCTGTAAGTTTATTAAACCTGGATTTATATGATTTTTTAATATCGCTTCTTTATATTCGTCTGCTCTCATATTTAATGTTTCCGAATCTTGTACACCTATAAATACAGACCGTGTGTTTGTAAACGCGTTATGAATACTATCAGAAATATTTAAAAGTGAATCAGTCACCATACCATTATAAGCTTCTTGTATATCAGTAGAGTATGGTATTGCATTTCTTGAAACAATAACTTTTGCAATACTTCCAAATTTAGATGACATATTCATAACTCTAGCTTCATAATCTTCTTTAGTTACACATCTGTTTTGTGTACTAAAGAAAGCTTTTGCTTTTTCTCGTATTTCATCAGCATCTTCTTGATTAGCCCCACCTCTAGCAGGTGTATCATTAGTAACTGTTAAAGCGGTACTTCCCCCATCTTGTAATACTGTTGCTGTTCCAACAATTTGAGTTACCTCACCAACCGAAGCATTTGATTCTATACCACCGCCAACTCTATAAGTTATAGTTAAAGTTGTCTGTACAGGTGTTTCACCAAGTGTAGAATATTCATCACCGAGAAGTGGATCTATAGCTTGATTTAAATCACTTGGTTGTCCTGGAACTATAATACCCAATTGTTCTAAATCTAAAAAACTATTGTCTATAGTTGTACCATTTTTTAATATACCATTACCAAATACAAGTGATGTTGTATTATTTATATTTGTTTCACGAGTAAATCGTTTTGTCGTTGTAATATATGACAGTGAATATGGAACTGGAACGTCTGATGTGTAGGTTTCCCCATTTAAATTAGTATAAGCCCCATCCCTTAATATATCTTGAGTATAATGTTTTTTAATTGGAACTTTATCTTGAGCAAGAAAATCAACTTCATGCCATTCGTTATTGTTTGAATCCTTACAGGAAATTATATCAATAACATTTGTATCTGGTAAGGTTATTCTTCTAAATTTTTGAGGAGATGTAATTGGAAAAGTTTTTGTTTTAGTTTCCCCACTAACAGCTCTAACTTTTCTTGTTAATATATAATCAGTTGTTAAGCCATCTGAAGTATTATCAATGACAGGAAAATTTGTATCAGTAATACCTGAACCAGTTATTGTAAAATCTACTATATCTAAAGTTTCAAAAAATAAATTTTTATTAGCAGTTGATTGAACTTTTATTCCTGAAGCGAATATACTACCATTGGAGTAATCTACTTTAGACTTATCAGTTGACACAGCATCAAGTTCAAGGTTAAAAGATAATTCCACATGTGATGGAACAATTGGTTTTACTTTATATCCTAACATCTTAGCCATATTGATTATATTTCTTCGCTCTTCAGCTAATGGTAATAACATTTCACGATACTGTTGGTCAATATAAAATGATGTTACATCACCAACATATGCACCCATTTCTATCAACATCATACCAGGTGATGTCTCATTAAAATCTTTATATGTATTTGGAAAATAAGATTTAGAATAATTTATTAAAGCTTGTTTTAAAGAACTAAAATCTTTATTTATATAATTTACATTTGATTCTTTAAAATCTTTATTGTTATATGACGGCATTATTTATCTCCATTAGTATCCCCCACCACCGGTAGAAGTGTCACCTGATTGTTCATTCATATCTCCAGTAATAGATAAGTCAACTGAATCCAATGTATTAGGATCTTGTTTTATATTAAACAATATTTTAATTGTTAAAATATTAAAATTTTCATTACTTCCCAATTGTATATCTTGAACCTCAACAAAAGGTAACCAAGATTCCAATACAGAAACTATATCATTTTGAATTTGTAATTGTAATTCACCTGTTACTTGACTAAATAAATATTTTTTTAAGTCTAATCCTAAATTTGGTTGAAAAAATCTTTCACCTTTATTTGTATTTAATAAATTTCTTATATTGTTTTTAACAGCTTCTATAGTTGTAGAAGAAAT